ATTTAATAGCCACCAGACCCCAATCCTGGTCCTGATTTTGAAGCTGTGTGTACTGCCAGATCTCGAAAATATCGTGCCGGTTCATGATTGTTTAAGTCTCAATTTTTTTGATGATCGCCCCAAGATCAGGGCCCTCCCACATCTCAAGCTTGCCGCTCCTATCTTTTGCTAGCCAAAGCCCATCAGAATCACACATCAGTGCACGTTGCGTGTTGCCTTCCGCATCTCGCTCAACTCGCAGAGCAAGCACTTCGTCGAAAAAGTAGGGCAGTTGTTGGCCGGTCTTATTGCCTGGCATACTTGGCGAATAGAGAACCCGGCCCATTTCATCCTGTGTCTTCTCCAACTTTGCGCTCATGTAAACGTGGCGCCCAGGCAGATCGCGGAACGCTCTTATGATGTCTGCCATTTGCTCTTGCATTGCGCCGTAAGCCTGCCTAGGGTCTTTGGTCGCCTTCTTCTCGGCGTTCAGGACGACCTCTGCGATCTCCGATATGCTGTCTAGTGCTACGGATTGAAATTCCTTAGCCTCTGCCGATTCTGTTATCCACTGCCACGCCTCCCGCAATGAAGAAATGTCCGATATTTCTATGTAGGGCACGTCAGCCTCGGCAATTGAGAGCAGCCCGCCCTCGGCGCTCAGCACTATGGGGGCGGGCAGGGTCGGTATCAGGCTGGTTTTGCCTGCACCGGCTTGTCCGTAGACAAGTAGTTTGACCCCAGCGGCGGCCAGTTGGCCAGTTGATTTGAGATTGATTGCCATGTTTTTTCCTTTAGAAAGGCGCCGGTAGCGCAGTTGGTAGAGGTTCCTCACGGAACGGTGAAGGTTTTGGTTTTGGCAGCGGGTTCCCTTTGTACGTCGGGAAGGGCCAGCCAGGGGGAGGGGTTTCCATGTGATGGGGGCTGAGAGCCCCCCTCCTTTATTTTGATGTGGTCTTGACCGAGTAGACCGCCGTCACTTTGGTGTGGGCGGCCACCACATCGGCGCCAATGCCCTGGGAGGCGCATAGGGCCTTCCAGTCCGTTACGGACCGGTTAGATTCAATCACGGTAGAGCGGAACAGCACGCCATCGTGCACTCCGCCGACTTCCTTCATGGCCTTTTTGATCGCCTCGGCTTTTTCATCAAGGATGGCGATTTCGGCCAACAATGCGCCCAGTTGATCGGCTTGCGTCAGTTGCAGGTCATTGTTCTTCATGGTGTTTCCTTTCGTTTGTCGAGCCTTCAGACAATCTGTTCGCTCGATGTATGTATTGTGGGGCGTGACTGTGAGCCTGTCAACACCCCGTTGTAATTAAAATGATACATCATCAATTTTGGAATGCACCCAATCCTTCGCCCATTCCATCGCGTCCTCCATGTTAAAACAGGTGCCAATCAGATTGGCGCGCGATGGGTAGTCACTGGACCAGATCAGCACGTAATCTCCAATGCGACAAGCCCACACTTTGTAAAAGTCTTGGTTGTAGATCATTTCCATTTCGTTCTCCTCGTTGCCGCGCTGTCAGACTGTCTGTTCGCTGCGGTGTTGACAATGTAAACGATTGCACGTCACAATGTCAACACCCAAACAAAGAGGAGTGAGAAAAATGTTGTTGAGTCTAGAACAGATCAAAGCGGCCCTTGCTGATCGTCGCATCAGTGCCGTTGCAGCTGCTACCGGCCTGCATGCCAACACGTTGCATCAGATCAAGAAAGGGCGGCAGACTAACCCGTCCTTGCGAACGATCACTATCCTGTCAGACTATCTCATCCGTCAAACACAACCAATCCTCTGACCAAATGGCTGATCTAACGCACATTCTTGGAGGCCCTTGGTCTCCCCCACAGGAAGTCGCCCCGCTCCCGATCGAAGTGCAGTTCAGCCGGGCAATCGAGGAGGCGGGCCTCGACGCTCCCGAGGAATTTATCCTCGACGGCAGGATTCACCGATTCCGCTCCGGAAGCAGCAGGAAAACGCTAGATCGCTCGGGCTGGTATGTCGGTCACCTAGACGGCATCCCATGCCTGACGTTCGGCTGTTGGAGAGCAAATCTCACCCAGACAGTGAAAGCCGACATCGGTAAAAAGAGGTGGACCCCGGCGGAGGAAATGGCCCACATCGCTCGGATCAACGCTGCCAAGCGCCTACGGGATGAAGAAATAGAGCGCGATCGTTCTGTTGCGGCAAGCACAGTCGAAACAATCTGGCGAGACGGCGCCCAGGCAAGCCCCGACCATCCATATTTGAAACGGAAAGGTGTCCAGCCCCACGGCGCCCGCGTCACAGGTGACGGCAGGCTGATGGTCCCTCTATTCTCAGAAGACGGCGAGCTTTCAAGCCTGCAATACATATCAGAAGACGGCGGGAAGCTTTATCACACAGGCGGCCAAACCGGCGGCCGCTTCTGGATCATCGGCACCCTTGATCACCCGGGAGTGCTATATGTCGCCGAGGGTTTTGCCACAGCTGCAACGATCCACGAAGTCACCGGAAGGCCTTGTGTCGTTGCGTATAGCGCAAGCAATTTGATCCCGGTCACTGGCTCTCTGGTAGAGATGCACCCAGGTCAGAAGATCGTCATAGTGGCCGATAACGATAAGAGCGGGGTAGGGCAGCGTCATGCGGAGCAGGCGTGCGCCAAGTACGGGGTCACGTACATCATGCCACCAATCGAGGGCGACGCGAACGATTACGCCCAGGCTGGTCACAATTTAGCATTGCTTCTGAACCCTCCACAGGAAGCATGGCTAATCCCAGCGGACGATTACTGCCAGAAGCCTGCCCCAATCAAATGGCTCATCAAGGGCTGGCTACAGTCTGACGCCCTAATCATGATCCACGGTCCCAGCGGAGGCGGGAAAACGTTCGTAGTCCTGGATTGGTGCCTGAGATTGGCCAGCGGAATGACAGAATGGGCAGGTCACCGAGTCAAGCCAGCAAAAATAGTCTACTTGGCCGGAGAGGGCCACCACGGCCTACGTGCCCGGATAGCCGCCTGGAAACAGCACCACGAAGCCGGCAGCCTCAGCATGTGGCTCAGCCGCTCCGGATGTGACCTGAACACGCCAGATGGCTATCTGTCTACCTCCACCCACCTCAAACAACTCCCCGAGCCCCCAGATCTCATCGTCATTGACACTCTGCACCGATTCCTCAGTGGCGACGAGAACAGTGCACAGGACGCTAAAACAATGCTCGACGCATGTGCCCAACTCATGCGGGAATTTAACTGCTCCGTCTTGCTAGTCCATCACACCGGGGTCAGCGAAGAAGCCCAGCACCGAGCCCGAGGATCAAGCGCATGGAGAGGAGCACTCGACATTGAGGTCAGCATCATTCCAGCAAAAGATGACGCACCCATGCAAATCGTCCAGCGCAAAGCCAAGGACTCAGAAATAGCGCCAGACATATACGCCCAGCTTCGCACCGTGGAGATCAACGGATGGATCGACGAGGACGACGAACAGGTCACCAGTGCCATTATTGAAATAGTCGATAAACCAATATCCGATAAAAGAGATAATAAGTTAACTAAACATATAAAGCTATTCCAGAATGCTTGGGAATCAGCAGGGAAAGAGACCCGAGCAGGGCAACCGTACTTGAGCAGGGCAGGGTTTATCCAATATCTGATGGATACCCTTGAATTGACCGAAGCATCAGCTTCGATCTACGTCCGGCCATCGTCAAAAGGGAAGCCGATCGGGGAGCTTTTGATCGCCCAGGTCATCGACTCTTACGAACATGGGTGGATCGTTTTGGACACCGTCCAAGCATCCGCCATGCTTTTGAGGGCATAAAAGTGGGGGGAAAAGTAGCGCAACAAAACGCAACTGTTGCGCAACTTTTTTTTAGTTGCGTTTGTGACAAGACTAACATTTTAGCGCAACGCAACGCAACTACTACCTTTAGGTAGTTGCGGTAGTTGCGCTATGTTTGTGGGGCTGTTGCGTTGCATGAAAAATTTGATGAGGTGATGATGAAAAAGACATTGGTTGAGGTTGGGGGGGTTGAGGTTGGCGTAGGCTGGTGGGATGGCCTTCCTGGCCACATTGAGCCGGATCGGGTTCCGGTTTTGACGGATGTGGTGGAAATAAAAGAAAAGCCCGCACGCGGCGGGCTGGATGGGAAGGATGGTGGACCTTATTATTTACCGTTAATAATGGCGTTATAACGGTCAATTAAACGCCATGCCTTGACGACGGCAACTTGGTCGATGGTGGCGCAACCACCGGCGCTTCTGACCAAGGCCTCAAGGACCTGAATGGCCTCTGTATATTTAGGCATTCCTTCTGAATCTAATTGATTATCTATTTGTGGAATCATAATATCCCCGAATATTGAGAATCTATAACCGCAAGATGGACAACCAAGACGACGACGGGTGCAGGCTTTTTTTTGGCTCCAGCGTTTTTCTAGAACGCGGGCTGGCGATTCGCATTTTGGACAAAAGTTCATCTGTAAAACTCCCGCTCGATCACGTGGACCGGGACGTCAAAAAAGTGGGCTGTGAGGATTACGGCGATTCGGAAGGGGTGTCCGTCCTTGAGGAGGGCTAGGAGGTGTGATGTTCTGGTTTGAGGCATGTTCTGACGCATTTAGAGGGCCATAGGAGCGTTTTTTTGGGCAGTCTGCTACCTAGACATGTACCTACCTAAAAAAACGGCTCTGATGCCGTTTTAGAAGTAGAGCCCGAAAACCACTCCGAAGGTGGCTCCGAGGACGATTGCGAAGGCTACATCGGCGAGGATTTGACGGGTGGTGCGTTTCATGAGTTCTCCCAGAGTTCTTCGTCGAACTGTTCTACTGCTTCTTTTTTAGTCTTGCCAAAAGCCTTGCCGTCGTGCACCCCATTGACCCAGCGGGTGACAATCCAGCCCTTTAGGCCGTTGAGGGAGGCTTTTTGGAATGTGTATGTGATCATGGTGTGCTTTCGTTGTAGGGGCCGGAGGCCCCTGGTGGTTAGATCGTGTTAGCTGCAATCTTCATCGGTGCAGAGAAGACATCTCGACCTGCTTTTCTGAGCATTTTTACGATCCGAACAGCCTGCTCCCTGGTTCTGAGGCGACGACCTAATTGCCTGCTGTAATCAGAACCAACGAATTCGCGAATCTGGTAACGGGTAACTTGCTTGCTCATGTTGCATCCTTGGTTAGTTGCTGCGCCGTCTGTCATTCATGTCGCGCAGTGATGTAAATGTAGCGTATGTCTAGCGTCTGTGTCAACACATTTTGTACTAGTGGAAACACTAGGATGTTTATCGATTGACATCAGGCAGCATTTCATTCACAATTCATTCATCGCATCAACAAGCAGCCGCTGACCGATGCAAACACCAGGAGAGACAGCATGAGAATCAACAGCACGATGGATCTGGCACAACTTGCTCAGCTTATGGGCGACAACGCAACCGAAGCAGAAGCAATGCATATGCGTGCAACCCTCGATGGAATCGGCGCATGGGATCGCACCGAGGACGTGCCAGAAGGCGAGTGGCTCAAGATGCTAGATGGTGCCGTGGCACAAGCGAAATACGACGAATGACATCAAGGGGGTTGCCCACCCCTTTGCCCACCCCCCATAACTGTGAGCCAGTTCACAATAAATTCAGCCATGCAACAGCTAGCACAGATCGTTGATACAATCAATATTGCGCCACA